CGCCTCAACCGCCTGAGTGGACGTGATCCGCATCATCTCTTCAGGTTGCAGGAACTGGACGCATAAACGGAACGCCTGCCGGTACACGTCTCCGTAGCTCCGTAGCCATTCGTTTACCATCCGCTGCTGCTTCATCATGGTTTGCGTCTGCGGGATATTCTTGTTCGGGCGACCGAAGTAGGCATCTGCCTGCAACTCAATCGCCGCAATCAGATTGAAGGCCGTGTTGGGCGGTCTGCTCGGCGGTTGCAGGAAGGCGTAGTCGCCTGCCTTCGTCACCGGCAACTGCTGTCCGGGGCCGATCTTGTTCGCCAAACCAAGTCGTTTGTTCACCTGCAAGGGTGGCATCGTTTCAAACGAAGTAGCGTCGAAGATACTGTCGCGCTGCGCCTTAATTTCGTCCTGCCACGTCTTAACGATAGCCGGAACCCCCCGGCACTCCACAACCCGCCGGGTGACGTTCTCACGCCTGAACAGGATGAACGGATACTCGTTGTGCGCGTAATCGAGCATCTCGTGCGCTGCAAATTGTTTCTGGCCGTCCTTGTCACCCACGAGCGGGCAGAAGACCGTGTAGTAGATTGACGGCACGCCGTTCGTGTCGAGTTGGCGGGTGTACGCCCAAACGATTTCCACAAGGTTATCGCCACGGGTAAACTCGCTCACCAATCCCTCAAACATCGACTGATCGAGGTAGTTGAGTTGCTTGCCGACCGTATCCAAGGCGGCCTCCACGAATGATTCGCTCCAGCCGTCTGTCGTGACCTTGCTCCGCAGTTCAACCTCGGTCATGTACTGACGGCGGAAGATTGTCCGGGCGTTTTGCAGGTCGATTGTTTCGGGTGGTACGACCACCTCTTCCATCGGCTTTAACGCCATGACGGCTGGCCGGTTACGGCACAAGTACGCTTCAGGGAAGACCGCCGCGCCGTCTGTACGCAAGTCCTTCACGATCTTGTTTGCGCGGCGTTTCTTCAGGTCAGGCACGAACTGCATCAGCAACTCGGCGGCCTGATCGGCACGCTCCTTGTCGGCTACCATCTCAGGCAACTCGGCCACGATGCTATCCGGGTCAAGCTGTTGCGATATGGCAATCAACTGCTCAAGCGTGATCGGCTTATTGCGGAGGGTCGCCTGCTGATCCCAACCGACAAACATGGCGGCCCAACCATAGGTGCTGGTGTAGTTGGCGAGCAGTTCTGCCTCGCGCTGCAAGTCGCTTGCCATCGTAGTGCGTACCCAATTCATCAGGGTAGTCGCCGCGCTGGCAGGTTCTAGGTCGGTCAACTCCACCGGGTTGACGCGAAGGTCGGCGCGGCTATGAGCCACGGCCAGCATATCCACGCAGTCACCAATGATCTGGTCTGCGAGGTACACGCGGCAGTCGGATGCCCCGTCAAATGGAAAAGCCTGCGTGCCTTCTGGAAGATTCTTCGACCACTTCTTGCCGTCAGTCGATTGGCCCGTCCACCGGGCGAAGCGAGTGTCCTCGGCCTCGCGGATGTTTTGCAGTGTTAAGCCTTCGTCGAGTGATCGCCGGTATTCGGAAATCAACTCGTTAACGTCGGGCGAATCCGAATGGTGGGCCAGCTTGTCCTGCATATTGAAATCTACCTCGTCTTTATTTGTACACTTTCACTTTTTTGCCCGCACCGCAGTTAAAGAATCCGTCGTTCGTGTAGCCGACCTGAATCTTGTCGCTGTGCGTCTTCACCCGCGCTTCAGGATTGTCGCGCAGGTACTCCTTCTTAAATTGTTTGTCCGCCCAACAATCGTAACCCAAACGGTTGCCCCAATAGTGGTAACTCGCTTCGGGTATGCTGGCCGTCATCTCACCCAGACCGTCCACCCGGCGATACGATAAATCGTTGTTCTGTTTGGCGATCTGCTTGGCGTCCGTGAAGGCCGCCTCCTGTTGCTTAAAAAGCCGCTGCCCCAGAATTTCGGTCACTTGGTGACCTAGTTCTGCGGGCAGCGACGTGATTGCGTTTTCGAGCATTAGCTGCGTTTAGCTACCAAGGTCGAACTTGCCGTGCGCCAGCGGGTTGTAAACGATCAACGCCGCAATGGCTTCGATCATCCGCGCCTCGCCACCGCCTGCGTTTGGCAGTTTGGTGACTTGAGGCAACGATCCGTAGCGCAACTCGATTCCAGACATATCCAGAACGTGACCATCGGTCGCGGCGGGCATGAAGTTGGAGTTGGCCAAGGCGATGACACCGAAGTCACCGTCAAACGTATCCACGCTCATGGTCACAGTCTTGCCTTTTTGGGGCGAGAAAGTGCGAACCTGAGTGGCTGCGATCTGGTTGCTGCTGTCCGTCACGGAACGAGTCCCGGTCAGGCGATCAGTGAACGCACGCCGAAGTGTGCGGCCAACGGGCATCACAAAGTTCTTGGTAGAACCTGTTTGTCCGAAGATCGATGACAACACGTCTTGCACGTGGCTATCCTCGATGTTGCTTGTGGTTTGCGTCGACTCAATCGAGGCAGCCGGAGTGCGGAATGCAGCCGGAACCTGAAGCACGGAACCACCGGAGGTGCTGATCCATGTTGCCAGACCTTTGGTCAGGTATGAATCGCTTCCGTCGTCCAAACGGGCGTCATTAGCGGACAAAACGGATTTCTCAATATCACGTTTAATTTCCACAACGGCTTTGGCAATGCTGTTCGCCAATTCGCCGCCACTTCCAACACCTGCGATGTTGCTAATCTCCTGCGCCAGTGTCGAAACACGAACTGAGCGGCGGAAGATTTGAACGTAGTTCTGCAACAGCGCACGATTTGCTGCGCCATCCTGATAGTCCGATGCGCCAACGTCCGTACCATCGACCGTGCCGGTCGTTACGGCAGCAGAATATGCGTCCGCAACGTGACTCATCAATGTGTTGCCCGGTTTCGACCCTTTCTTACAGGTCGAAGTGACAATTGTATCATGGGCGTCCACGTTTGCCAAAATGTCGGCAAGCGATTCTCTTTGGCCTTTTGCGCCTTGAGTATTTCTTTCTAATGTTAATGCCATAAGGCTTCTTCTCCTTTTATTTTTTGCCGCTAATCAAATTCTCCAGCGGCGATCAGTTGAGCGAGGTCGTCTACGTCACCTGTTTCGTCGAAGCGTTGTCGTGCGGAGGATGAACGGGCAGCCGACCCGTCTACCGGGGCCGGTTCAGCCGTTGGGGCCGTTGGCTGTTTAGGTGCCTTCTTCGGGGCAGCCTTCTTTGCCTTCTTGGCACCCGCCTCTTGCGACAGTCGCATCTGCATTCCCATGAGCGTATCGCCCACGATTACCTTGTAATCGGGAAAGCGTTGGATTTCAGGAAACTCGCGCAGGATGTTAGAGGCTGCCTGATACTCGGCGGCGGACTTGTCTTTCCACCATGAATACGTTTTGTGAGCATACTCCTCGTTCTGCTGGTTCTCCCGAACCCACTGCTGTCGCTGCGGCAGCCATTTGCGAATTGCCTTTGACGCTTTCTTGCGGATGTCCCGCACCTCCTCGGCTGAGTAATCAATCTCGCCTTCCTTGGTTTGCACCAAGGCACCGTCAGGATTGTCATCGCACCAATCTAGAACCTGCTCGGCGTTATGCTCCTCGCGTTGAACGTCCTCAAGCGATGTAAGATTGGCGAACGGGTTTTCCGGGGTGACAGGGGCCGTAGTGGTCGCCTGTTCTGCCGGTGCGTTTTCCGCGTCGATCCGCTTTGCCTTTTCATCGGCCAGCTTCTCTTCGGCTTCCTTCGCCCGTTTCGTCAGCTTATCAATTCGCTTTTGAACACCGCGTGGAGTTTCCTCCGCTTCAGGTTCAGCGTCATCGGCCTCCGCTTCGTCCTCCCCGTCTGCATTATCGGCAGCCGGTTCATCCTCTGCATCAGCTTCTTCTTCAGGTTGTGAAAGATCGACCTCTGATTCATTGCCCTCGTCCGCTTCCGCTTCAGCGGGAACTTCCTTGGGCGATTCGTCTGTCTGGACTTCCTCCAGTTCCAATGTTTGTCGCAGTACGGCGGCCAAGCTGGCCTCGTCTGTTACGTCCACGGTTTTCAGGCTGTCCGTTTGCCCGTCTTGATCTGCCATTGCTGTTTATGTGGCCCGCAAAGTGGGCCGGTATGTTTCCAGCGTTTGTTTTTCAAGGCGCGAGATACGCAGAAACTACGCGCCGTTGTTAAACAGACAGGCTTTGGATGGCTTGTAGAAGAGCGTGCTTTCGCAACGCGACTGAGTGCGACTGAAGGCGGCTGAAAAAGGCCAGGACAGGGGTTGTCTACTGAAAGTTCGGGGTGCTAACTTTCAGCACGGCGGACTTTAATTGCTTCAACTGATCGCCCTCCGTGAATTTAATTCCGCCGATTAGACTTGACGGCAGAATCCGTATGTCAATGGACAAAACACCCTCTGAGAGTGGCGTAGGAGATGGGTATTATGTCCGCCAAATGTCGCCTTTTGCATAGGGGTGACATAGGGGTGACATTTGCGGGATACGCCTGTATTCGCGGGGTGAAACGGGACGGAATGTCCGCTAAATGTCGCCTCGGCGGTAGGGGTGACATTTGGGGTGACATTTGATGGACACAATACCCCTTGGCCTTCATAAAAACGCCGCACACGGCAAATGTGGGCCACGTTTTTCGGCCTAAACTCACAAAAACAGGCTTTTAGGCTATCCTGCCCGTTTTCGCGCTTCAGTCCGATCCACCCGTCCGCTTGCTGACCGCCATATCCCGCAGCGTCTTGAAATGCACACGCACCTCGCTGATGGCCGCAGCTTTACCGCAGAAGTAGGCACGCTGATCGCCCGCGTCCGGCCCGGTAGCCGTTTGCGTCTCGACCTCCTCAAACTCTTCAAGCGTTCGCATCACTTCGTCCCACAGCGGGTTTTTGCCTTCCCACTGCATGGCCGTCCAATCAATGTCACTCGTCAATTCCGACATGGCGTAATAAATCCTTCCGATGGTATTTGTGTTTTCCGCCGAGCGTTTTGTACGTCTTAATCAGACCCGCCAATCTCAGCTTTTGAATGTACTGGCGATCAAGGCCGGTCAACTCGACCGCCTGCGCCAATGAGAGTAGTAGTGGTTGTTTTAGCATCAGTAAGTTCCTCCCCCGGTAGCTGCGAATGTCTTCGCGTCAACATATGACAAATCACTCGTGATCAGGTAACGCAGCACATCGATAAAATCCTTCCACTTGTTTTTATCCGCTCCCGCAGAACTCACGTTCTGCAAGCAATCGATCAGGTTGCCGCACTCACGGCTCACATACAGCTTCGGCTCATTGATCATCGTTACCGGCTCCTCCGGGTTGTAGGCGAGCATCTCGTTGATTTGCTGTACACCCTGATCCACGTTCAACCCCGGCGCAGGCGTGAACCACATCTCGTTCGGTTCGTCCGCCAGCATTTCAATCAACGTCACACCGCCCTCCTTCGTAGCCTGTGCGCTGCCGCCCGCTCTTGGATCGATAAACCGTTCCTCGATCTTCTCGTCGCCTTCCAGTTCCAGAAACGTCTCCTTGTACTCGTTGATGCCTCGGCCTTCCGGCTTCTGCGCTGGCCCCATAGTGCCTTCCACCTTGTCACCGGCAATCGCCCACTCGCCAAACGTATCCATGTCGGGCCACTCGCGGTAAACGTACATCTTGCCGTCCGGCATTACCTTCATCCACAGGGCCGACCAGTTCCGGCTCCCGGCAGGGTCGGTACACATATAATTCGTCCCACCGGCAGGAACGTCCTCCGCGTTCACAATATGATCCGGCCCGAACTTCGGGAACCAGTTGCCCGTCGCCTTCTCGCACCAGCCGTAGGCACGCAACCGAATCGCAACCGTACTCTCACCGGCCAGACTGCGCTTCATCTCTTCAGGCGATTGCCACGGATTCATCTCCGTATGAAACCAGATCACCTTGCTGTTCTCCTTCACGCACTCAGCAACGTAAGGCATACGCCCGTGCTTCACACCAACCGGGGGAGGCGAATTAGCCAGCAAACTCGCAGGCTTCGTCTCCAGCACCTTCGCGCCTTGTACGAAATCATTCACCACAGGCGTCCACCCGGTGATCGGAGTGGCCGTGATCAGCATCTTACCCGTGCCACGACTACCGCGCCTTGTCACCAGCCGGTACTCTGCCGTTTCAACCCAGTGCCACGGCACTAACTCGTCAAACACCACAGCGTCTCCCTCGAAACCTTCCAGAATATCCGGCTGCTGCGCGTAATTCAAAAACCAGCATTGAGAGCCATTAGGCAAAATAAACGTGCCATCCGTAAACCCGTTCTTCTGCGAGTAGTTGATGTTCGTAGTCTTCGTTTTCTTGATGTGCTTGTACTCCAACGGTAAATGCATGAACACGCTCGGCTGCTGGTCACGCACACTGCTCGCAGCCGTCATGCTGAACATCGCAATCCGGCTGCCGGGTTTCTCCATCATCAGGTTGACAACGTAATGAGCCGAAAAGTACGACTTGCCCGATCTGTTGCCCCCACTGATCAACAGCCGGTCGTTCTCCTCAAGCAACCGCCTAGCATCCTTCCAATGCTCCGGCACAACGCAATGCCGGTACGGGTCAAGAAACGACGGTCGCAGCTTCTTGTAAAAATAGTCGTGCAACCAATCGGTAACACGCTCCTGCCCCTTCTCGGCTACCTGCGATGCCAACCACTCCCGCGTCAGACCGAGATACCGGGAAGGCGGCCACGACAGACAGGTGTCCAGCAGTTCTTCCGGGGTTTGCGGCTCAAGATTCATTCGGAAAGCAAAGAAGAGGCCAGTAAGGTGTTCACTAGGGAGGCCGGAGCCACCGCTTTTACGCGGAAACGAAAACCTCCCGTCCACGGCTCTCCCGTGACTCTAGTCCTTACTGGCCTGTTCGTTATCATCCTTGCCGTAGTTCAGGCTGTCAAACCCAACGCGCAGGCCGCGCTTCCGCAGCCATTCATTCGCCTTACGGTTAAATTCCTCGCACTCCTTCGCAGTAGGAATGCCATGCTCGGCCTTAACCCCGCATTTGTGCTTTCGGTTTTCTCGTTCCACGCCAACCGTTCCCCCTTCGCTCCACCAGTATCTGATCGCCCGGACGGTAAAGCCGGTTCTCTCCGACATTCACAATCTGCGGCTCCTTTATGCCCTCAACGTCACACCGAATCAGGCGGTGATTGAATATACGCGCCTTCAAAACAACAGCACCACGCTCCTCACCGTCCTCCGGTTCCAGATCGGCCACATCCACATCCGCAACCTTCGCCAGTTTACGCTTCCCCGCGTCCGTCCAGCAGATCGAACTGCCAACCTTGGCGAAGTCCTCGCCCTCGGTGTAGGTGCCGTCCTGCCGTGCAGTGCGTAGTTCTTTGCGGTCTAGACCGAGTGTGGCGCAAAGGGTCGTTTCTTTCGTTAGGGCGTTCATGGCTATTGGC